GATCATATCCATAATATATGTAACATGATGGTAGAAACCGAGTTACTTGCGGGTGTGATACGCTTCGTTTCTGTAATTATGTCCATCAAAAGATTTTTATAACTCAATAATTAATTTCTCAACTTTAAATAGATGTCCTCATTACCCGTTGTAAATTATGGTAGAATGGAGCGACTTAGAATGCCAGAGAGTGCAACAGTGTCTATGAATGCAAATACACTATGTATCATATTAATAATTCTATGTCTATTAGGTCTATATAAGCGCTCTGTCACTATCAATCAACAACGTGAGCGATATCATATTTGATACACTTATTTGGTGTGAGGTAGATATCCTTTTTCATGAGACGCTTAAACTTTTTTTCTGGAATTTTCGTTTTAGACATGTACATCTTCTTGAGCATCTTCATAAACTTTTCAGATGTTTTCATTTCATTGCGAAGGTCCTGGAAATTACCCCAAAACTCAGTAGTAAGTTGGTGAATCAGAAGGTATGCATTCTTCCCTATGCGACGCTCTGAACCACCCAGGAATACAAAGGTAGCTGCACTACAACAGGAACCTTGGGCGATGGTGATGACCTTGACCCTAGAGCGTTCTAGGACATTCATCATGTTTAGGCCAGAGAATATGTCTCCACCATCACTCATGATAGATATACGAATTTGTGGTTCATAACCAACAAGTTCCGCCTTCTTTTTCAACAGCTCAATTTCAAGTTTCTTGAACTGTAAAACAAATTCGAGTGCATTATCCTTATCAATGTCTCCGTAAAAGAGTATTTCGTTCCCGACGACCTTTACGGATTGATTTTCTTCGATTATTTCTTTGGTGTCATCTTCTGTCGTAGGCATTGTTGATTGCCTTCTTTACTCTAGTTACATCTCTTGATTTTAAGCCATTTCCTACAGCGAGGTGATTGATAACATCAAAATCTTGTGGGGTAATTTTATAATACATGAGGGGTTGTAACTCACCCTTCTCTGCATACTTCTTTAATAGGCACAATTCCTCTATACCCAACCCCATCCTTGATTTTTTCTTAATTTGCTCATACTTTTGTTTCCGCATCTTATAGTTTCCAAACTTTGTCCAGCAACTCCCAGGTCTAATCTTATCCTTTTCGAGTGGTTCTCCGAGTGCAGTCTTTGGGATCGTGAGGGCATGTAACACGAAGTACGGCATGAGACTCCACTCACCTTGGGAATACATCTTATTATCATACATATCCGCATCTGAAAATGCTTGGGATGCTTTGATGACATCTACACCTTTAGAATTCAAGTAGTTTTCTTGAAATATGTCCCATACATGACCATGTTCGGAAATACTATCATATATTTCGATGGGTCTTGGATCCGAAAGTATATCTGCAACAAACTCTTTTGGTGTTTGAAAATCGTCAATCTCGTCATATCCATCTAGGTATGTAAAAAAAGTTCGAATGTTTCCTTGAGATCGTATAGCTGCATCAGTAACTTTAATACCCCTCTCATCAGTGAGTGTCATTAACACCTCGGGTTTGTGTTTTGGGATGAATACAGTTTCAAAATTTGGATACATACACATATTCGTGGTTGTCACAAGGAGGGAACCTCTAGAAAGTCGATCACCATCGGATACTCTCTCTATGATTGGTTTGAAGGTGGGTTCATAATCTTCAATGAATACATGTTTCGTTGAAGGTTTTATGAATGGTAAAAATAATGATTTACTCTTGAGATGTTCAGTTTGTAACTCAATATGATTCAACCCTTCCAGTACAGCTTTGAGAACATATGACTTCCCAACACCTATCGCACCACAGATGAACACATTCTTTCGTTCATTTATGTATCTACGAATGAGATCAATCTGTTTTGTGTGAATTGTGGCAACTGTGGGTTCTTTTTTTTGCCCTACTACTTTAATGAAAGAATCCATTGATGATATTACTAATCAGGCCATAGATTTAGTGCTAGAAAATGACGCACTACATAAACGTATCGTAGAACCTTTAAAAAGGAAAATTTTACCATACGTTGCATGTGGAATTATGACCAATTTGGTCATGTTTATTCTGTTGGTGTACCTTGCTCGACGTCTGTCTCTTCTTCCTCTTCTTCCTCTTCCTCCTCTTCCTCTTCCTCTTCAATAGGAGGTGCCAAGTACTCACCAACTTTCTCGAATGGTGTATTTTTTGTTATAGCTCGGATAGGTTCTATAGTTTTTGGTGGTTTTAAGAATGGAATAGGACGCACATTCAATATCTCAGGTTTTGTAAATACACCTTCTATTGGATAGTCTTTCTCAAATGTTTTCAGTATTTCTTTGGGGATTGGGGGGGACTGTTCCAGCAGACTTTCGTATATTGATTTACATTCGTTCACAAAAATGAGACCCTCTTTACTACGCTCCTCACGGGGGAGAGCCAACTGGAGGCGAATATTCCTAGAAAGCCCACCATGACCCAAAGCACTTGTCCTGTGATTCTCCATGAGTTCATTGATTTTCAGGAATTGCATGATTGTTGCGATGAGACCAGCTATGAGGTTCATACCACCAATAACTGCGGGTACTCCACCCTGTATACTTTCAGGGAACGAACTTTGTGCAAAGTTTGCGGTACCAGTGATGGTTGAAAGTACAATCACAGGCAAACTAAAACGAAGACTCAGTTGTTTATACATCAGAAAAGCGCGGTGGTGCATATATCTGTAACACGCTGATGCTTCACCCCATTGACGCAAAACATTCTCGTGGTATTCGTTCCACATTTCATCCATATTAATATCTTCGGACATCTTATAGTAGTAGATGAATATAATATTCCTCATTCATCTTGTTTTTCTTTTTTGGATACTCCTCGTTCCTTTCACGAATGATCGTAGACAACTTGAGTTTTATTCTATGGTGATTCCATTCATCTTTTACCATTGGTCTGTTAACGACGATACATGTGCGCTCACACAAGCCGAGATGTATGTCACTGGAAGGGAAAAAGATGAAACATTCATGGGACGTGTCGTAGGACCGATATACAAAATGGAAGAGAATGATGTCAATCGCCTAACAAAGACGTTATTTTTCGCACTTTGGGCACTTGTACAGTACAGACTTGGTCATTTTGACACATTTGTAAAGGACTTGGATAAAATGTTCAAAGGTAAAAAGCTAAAGTAAATTCTCAACGACGAAGCTTCGCGTATTCCTGAACAGCCTTGAGGAATTCACGATCTCTCTTGATTTTGGGATCAACACCTATGAGCACATAGGTCATTTTATTGGGAAGCTTAGGAGTATTTCCCTTGGGTTTGGGCATGACCTTCAATTTTTTCATAGCATTCTGAATCTGCTTAGTGGTTGGCATTTAGTATACCTTGGCAAAATATTTGAACTTGTCAAAAAAGTGAACACAAGACTTAAAATTATCATACACAATCATACATAACGCATCCGCTATGTCATGTTTTCTCTCATAGGGAATTTCACCTTCTATATACTTTTCTGCTATGGATACTGTTCTCTCTTTCCTCTCTTCATAATTTAGATGTCGCATCCCAAAATGCACATGCATGCTCACAGGTGAAACTAATAGAACCTTCTCTTTGAACATGTAATGTAATAAAATCTCGATATTTTGAAAGCCACCAGGTGGTTGTCGTTCTATAAGTATTTTGTCAGCTGAATCGAAAATACTTTGGTGATCTTCTACAAATAAAGGAATAGTGTCTACAAAATCATTTGACTTTATATATTTATAATCTTCCAAACTTACCTTCTTTAGGAACTCTACCGTAATTTTTGGTCCCGATAAAGACTCTGCTAAAACGAGACCCATATTATGAAACCCGATGTCTATCGCCAACACCTTCATGTCTTTATGTGAAAGATTTTCCTTAACTATAGTATATGAAGAACAAACAAAAAACTCAATTGTTACTACTGACCGTTGTCGTACTTATCGCGGCTGTAGGCTACATGTTCTACAACCCCCAAGTTGTCGAGGTCCCAGTAGA